CCTTTGCGCGGGGTTTCGCATTTCTTGAAGGGAGTCCTGCAAAATGATAACTAAGCCGAGAAAGCCGACTGAGCTTAAAATATTGGAAGGGAATCCTGGCAAGCGCAATTTGCCTGTTAATGAGATAAAACCTATACCGATAGCGGATAATTGTCCGGATTGGTTCAACGATGACGCAAGGGAAGTGTGGAATAAATATACTGAGATGTTGGAGCGGCTTGGATTGCTGACAGAGGTTGACGGACTCGACTTTCAGAATATGTGCGTGGCGGCGGCTGACATAAAGAAGCTGACGATAGACATAAACGAGAACGGGCATACATTCCAGACAGTCAACGGGGTATGGATGGCAAGGCCGGAAGTCAATGCAAGGAACTCAGCGATTAAGCTGGTTACAACTATAACGGGGAAATTCGGGATGTCGCCGTCTGATAGGGTGGGATTGGTGTCGGCGAAAGCGGAAGGACAGGAAAGTGAGATGGAAAGGCTGTTGAAGAAATGAACACAAAGCTGCTGGGGAAACAGCGGGCGCAGGATGCGATCAATTTCATACAGTTGCTCAAACATACCAAAGGGACATGGCATGGAACTGACTTTGCCCTGCTTGATTGGCAGAAGGAAATCATATCCGATGTATTCGGCACGCTGAAACCTGACGGTTACCGCAAGTATAATACGGCATATATAGAGATACCGAAGAAGAATGGCAAGGCATTAGCCATTGATACGCCGATTCCTGTGCTTGATGGTTGGAAGGAAATGAAGGATGTCCGGATAGGCGATATATTATTTGACGAATACGGCAAGCAATGCAGTGTAATTGAAACGACAGATATAATGTTTGGTCATCAATGTTATGAGATAGCATTTTCAGACGGGTCGAAAATAACAGCCGATGCGGATCATAAATGGAAAACACTGTGCTATAAAACGGGCAGGAAAAACGGCAAGCGGTTTCATGAGGATGATTATTTACATACGACAGAAGAATTGTATAAAACATTATGGGCTAATAGACCATATGACTTGCGGAATAATTTAATATGCAGAAACCATAGAATCAAGGTTGCCGATTCATTGATTACAGATAGTAAAGAATTGCCGATACATCCCTATGTATTGGGCATATGGCTTGGCGATGGCAAAAACGATTCAGGTTCATTTACCTGTGGATATGGTGATTTACAGATAATCGATGAAATCATGAATACGGGTTTGGAAGTGCATGAATATAAGACGAGTAATAAAAACAGCGGACAATTCAGATTGGGTAATGGCGATAGGAAACAGAAAGCGCGAAATATATCAATACAGGCTAAATTAAGGGAAATGAATCTTCTGGATAATAAACATATACCAGGCCAATATTTAAGGTCATCAATTGAACAAAGGATAAATCTGTTACAGGGTTTGATGGACAGCGATGGTTATGTATCAAAAGAGGGACAATGCGAATATACAACAATCGATTATAAATTAGCGGAGGATGCTGTTGAACTCATAAGAAGCTTGGGAATGAAAACTAAAATCACAACAAAGACAGCGACCCTCAACGGGAAGGAATGTGGAAATAAATACAGGATTCAGTATTGGGCTTTCAGTGATATTCCTGTTTGCAAATTGGAAAGAAAAAGAACCAGGCAAAAGGCAAAACCAAATAAGGCAACGAGAACAGAATATATACAGATTGTAAACATATTGCCGGTTGAATCCGTTCCCGTTAAATGCATACAGGTTGATTCGCAAAGCAATATGTATCTGGCTGGTAAATCGATGATACCCACACATAATTCGGAGCTTGCGGCAGCGGTCGCCTTATATCTTCTATGCGCTGATGGGGAATGGGCGGCTGAGGTTTACGGCTGCGCGTCGGACAGAGGGCAGGCAAGCATAGTATTCGATGTTGCGGTGGATATGGTAGACCAGAATGAATATCTGCGTAAAGTGGTCAAGCCGATATTGTCAATCAAGCGATTGGTGTTTATGCCAAAAAAGAGTTTTTATCAGGTATGCAGCGCGGAGGCATACACGAAGCACGGATTGAATGTTCACGGGGTAGTGTTTGACGAATTGCATGCGCAGCCGAACAGGGAATTGCACGATGTAATGACAAAGGGATCGGGCGATGCCAGGATGCAGCCGCTATATTTCGAGATAACGACAGCCGGCGATGATCCCGACAGGACATCGATCGGGTGGGAAATGCATCAGAAGGCATACGATGTCATTCATAAGACAAAGCATATACCGAACTTTTACGCAAAGATATACGGCGTTGGCGAGAATGACGATTGGACAGATGAGCGTAATTGGATAAAGGCTAATCCGAGCATCGGGCATAATTTGAGGATAGACACGATAAGGGATGCATTTATCGAAGCGCAGCAGAGTGAAGCAGACGAGCGGTCATTCAGGCAGTTGCGCTTGAATCAGTGGGTAAAGACGAAATCGGCTAAATGGGTGAACCTTGACATATGGGATAAGAACGGCGGCATAGTGGTTCCGGAGGAACTTGAAGGGCGAAAATGTTACGGTGGCTTGGACTTATCAAGCAAAATGGACTTGACCGCATTCGTGCTTATATTCCCGCCGCAAGATGAAACAGAAAAGTATCAGGTATTGTCATACTTCTGGATTCCTGAGGATAACCTGAAAGAACGGGTAAAGCGCGATTATGTTCCATATGACAAATGGCTGAAACAGGGCGACATCATGGCGACACCCGGGAATGCGATCGATTACAGATTCATACAGAAAACTATCATCGACTTAAAAGATAGGTTTGACATATTGGAAATAGGCTTTGACCCGTGGAATGCTCAGCAGACGGCGACTGAATTAATGGATGCGGGCTTGGAAATGGTAGAAGTGCGGCAGGGTTATAAGAGCATGTCGCCGCCGATGAAGGACATGGAGGCGTTATTGCATTCGCACAGGTTCAATCACGGCGGCCATCCTATACTTCGATGGAACTTTGGCAATCTGGAAGTGAAACTTGACGAGAACGACAACATAAGGCCGGTAAAGGGAAAGGCAAGCGACAGGATTGACGGCATCGTTGCGATGATAAACGCGATGGCAAGGGTCATAAATGCAGAGGATCCGACTTCTGTTTATGAGGAAAGAGGTGTTATTTCCTTTTGAAAAAGGTTGAAAACGATGAAAATAAAGGCAAAAATCGTAATATTTTCGCAATATTACCCGATATATTGATGATAATCGGGTTTATTTCGGTTGCATACGGGTTATGGCAGATATATCAGCCTGCAATGTTCATTATATGCGGTGCATTGGTCATACTTCTTGGATATCCGAGAAAGGCGGTGAAATAATTGGGCATCATAACTGACCTTATAGAGAAGCGCGGTTCACAGATGAAAACTGACTATGATTCAGGGCAGTGGCCTTCATTGACCAAATATATGACAAAGGAATCCATGTCAGGCGTTGCTTTGAGCGAACAATTGGCAATGAATTATATAATCGTGTATGCATGCGTGCGCCTGCTGTCTGAAACGATAGCATCATTGCCGCTTCTTACATATAAGCGCATCAAGGGCGGCGGCAAGGAACGCGCTCCCGATTATCCGGCATATACCTTATTGCATGATAAGCCGAATCCCGTGATGACATCATTCAATTACAGGCAGAAGCAGATGGTCGATTTGCTGTTATGGGGCAATTCTTATTCGCAGATAGTGAAGAACAACGCGCAGAATGTAACGGAACTGTGGCCGCTTGAACCGGACAAGATGCTCATCAGGGGAACAGTGCAAGACCATGTATATATATACAAACCTGACACCGATGCTGAAACGATATTCCAGAGCAATGAGATTCTGCATATACCCGGGCTGTCCTTTGACGGATTCATCGGTTACCCGCCGCTTACGATTATGCGTGAGGCGGTCGGGCTTGGCATCGCGCTTGAAAACTTCGGCGCAACATTCTTCCGCAACGGCACGAACATTGGCGGCATCGCGCAGCATCCGAAAGCACTCGGCGAGAAAGCCCGCAAATTCCTTGAAGAATCCCTTATGAAGAAAACAGGCGTGGGAAACAGCAACAGCCTGCTTATCCTTGAAGAAGGCATGACATACCAGAAGATAGGCATTCCGCCGGAAGATGCGCAATTCCTTGAAACTCGGCGATTCCAGGTTACTGAGATTGCGCGGTTCTTTAATGTGCCGCCGCATATGGTGGGCGACTTGGAGCGGTCAACGAATAATAACATAGAGGAACAGGCGATTGAGTTTGTCGTATATACATTGAGGCCGTGGCTTGTCAGGATCGAGCAGGAATACTGCAAGGATATCATTCCTGACAAAGATAAGCCGAAGTATTATGTTGAGCATCTTGTGGATGGGCTGCTGAGGGGAAATATCGAGAGCAGGTCGCGCGCGTTGCAGATACAGCGGCAGAACGGCATCATCAATGCTGATGAGTGGCGCGAGATTGAAAACAAGAATGCTATACCTGACGGATCGGGCAAAATCTATCTGGCGAATTCGGCAATGCAGCCGGTTGACAAATTGGGCGAAAATCAAGAATCAGGAGGTGAACCAAATAATGGAACAGGAAATGGAACGGCGAATATTACCGATTCAGGAAATGGAAATACGGAAGATTGAGGATAAAAGCATAATCGGCGGGTATGCGGCAAAATTCGAGCAGTTATCCGAGCCGTTATGGGGATTCCGCGAAAAGATAAGACCAGGCGCATTTGCGAAATCCTTATCCGAGCGGAATGTCATCGCATTCTGGAATCATAATACGGATATGGTTCTCGGCAATACGGAAAGCAATACGGCAAAGGTGTGGGAAGATGAAATCGGCCTGCGGTTTGAGGTCGAGCTGCCGGACACGACAGCGGGGCGCGATGCGATGACGCTTGTCCAGCGCGGCGATGTGAAGGGCGTATCATTCGGATTCAGGACAAGAGTCGATGAATGGGATGAATCAGACAAGAACAATGTAATCCGGACTTTGGTTGATGTGATGCTGTATGAGGTCAGCCCAACCGCAATGCCGGCATATCCGCAGACGAATGTCGCGGCGAGGTCGATTCAGGACATCTATGAGGAACACAAGAAGGATGTTGAGGAAAGCAGGAAGAGGCAGTGTGAAACCCGTGATCGAGCGGCTAAAATCCGCCAGAATCAAATAATAATAGCAGGATTGGAGGTAAAGCAATTATGACATTACAGAAAAGCAAGGAACAGCTGGTCGACCTTCAAGGCAAAGCTTCTGCAATAGAAGCCACTGCCGCGAAGGAGGAGCGCGACTTGACCGAAGCGGAAAAGGCCGACTTTTCGGCTATCATGAATGAGTTTGACGGGCTTTTGGTCGAGATCAAAGATATCGAATCGCGTTCTGCAAGATTGGCAAGCGCAACTGACTACTTGAACGCGCCTGCCAGCATGCCTGTTGCCGCAAAGCAGCAGATACCGGAACAGAAGTCGTCAAAGAGAGGCACATTCGAAGATATGTTCGACTGCCTCAGGGCTTCAAAGTGGCCGAATGAATACCGCGCACAGAACATGACGGACGCCATCTATGGTGGATATCTCGTTCCAGAGGTATTCGTTCCGACCATGAAGATGATCGGGTTTGAACCGGCCATAATCAGACCGAGAGCGACTGTCATACCGGCAGGGTCGCCGCCAGACGCGAAAATCAACATCCCTGTGCTTAATCAGGGGGCTAATGGCGAATTCGCTGGCGTTGCTGTAACCTGGGTTGCAGAGGGCGGGTCAAAGACCGCGACAACCGCGCTGATAACCGAGCTGGAACTCGAACCGAAGGAAGTTTGCGCATCCATGAACATCACGGATAAACTTCTGAGGAATGCTCCGCAATCAGCCGGAATGTTCGAAGGATTGCTGCGCGGCGCATTGACCAGGGCAGAGGAAGCAGCATTCATCAATGGTAATGGTGTCGGCAGGCCGCTTGGAGTTATGCAGACGGCATGCCATATCACCGCGACCAGAACATCGGCAACATCCATCAGCTTTGCGGATATCCGCGGCATGATGGGCAGCCTTATCGCATCGAGCTGGAATAATGCGGTATGGATTGCCAATGTGTCAACACTGCCGCAGCTCATCGCATTGGCTGACGCGGTCGGCAACAGCATCTACATCCAGGGCGACATCACGAAGCAGATACCTGCATCCCTGTTCGGATTGCCGGTCATATTTACCGGACTGACACCGACACTCGGAAGCAAAGGCGATTTGATACTTGCCGATTTGAGTTATTACCTTATCAAAGACGGCTCCGGTCCTTTCGTTGCTGCTTCACCGCATGTCTATTGGACCACGAATGTCACAGTAGTAAAAATCTTCTCGAATGTCGATGGCGACTCATGGGTGTCCGACGAGCTTCTGCTTCAAGACGGCAGCACGCTTGTCAGCCCGTTTGTCGTTCTCGAATAAGGGGGGTGAGCTGAATGTCGGTAACTCTTAATAAGGAAATCAAAGTTGATGCGGCTATATGGCCGGCGGCAGTATCATCCAATGGCTCGACATCCTTATATTTCGACATGAGGGATTATAGCCAGGCGCTGTTTGTCTGGACTGTTATCCTTCATAGCGCGGGATGCACGACCACATCAACGGGAACTGTGTATCAGGCAAAGAACGGCAGCGCCTTGACATCAGCGGCAGGATTGGCCAGCTCAACGGCTATCCTGACGGCATCCGCAAAATATTCGCAGCTTACCATTACTGTTCAAACAGCCGTGGCAGAATCCGACAGTTTTGACATCACGACATACGACAGATACGGAACCGCACTGACAGCGTTGACTTATACGCTGACTGCATGCGGCACGACTGCAACAGCAACGATAACCAGGGGCATCATAATGGGAACAGCAGGCGGTACCGCGTCATTCTCAACAACGATGACCTATATGGCCACGGCTATCAATGGTTCAACGGGATCTGTCGGATTATTCGCTACTGCGACTACAACGACAATCACATTGCGCGGACTGAACGGCGGTGACACAGTATTCCTGTTCACTGCCAGCAATACGACAAACTTCACGATCACAAATGCTTATGTAATGGGCATGATCGAAGTGCATGCGGGCAAACTGACTTCATCCAGCGGATTTACTCATCTGGCATTGAATGTCGTCAACGAATCTGCATATTACACATCGGCAGTCTGCATCCGCGGCGGAACAAAGAGAAAGACGAACTACAATCAGGTTGCTATTGATACAGAGTTAATCTGACGAATCATCTGGCGATGGGGAGCGGTTAAATGCCGCTTCCCTGAACCAAAACAGGGGGAAATGGGTATGCAAAGCAGAACGGAAATCATACTTGAAACAGAAAATAACAAAGGGAAAATCAGCATATTATTCAATGGGAAACCTATACCGCATCTTTACGGGTATAAATTGATACATGACAGCAGGGCGGGCGTGTTGGAATTCAAAGGGAAAAGGCTTGCGCTTGACGAATACGGCCAATTCTTCGTCATGCCTGAAAGCAAGGGAACGACAGCGGAAGAAACCGCAACAGAGGAAATAGACATGCTGCAATATTTAAGCGATGAATATCAAGTCAGGGAACATATAAACCAGAGCCACAGGGATATCAACTTTGGATTGAAGAATGTCAGGGAAACATCGATATTTAATGCCAAACAGATGATAGCTAAAAGATTGGGGTGATATGAATGTCAGTAACATTCAAAGACGAACTGCATTTATACGGGGAATCGACAGACCTGAAACCGACTACAAGCATCAAGACGGGCGCGGAGTTTGAGGAAAACGACACGCATATCGTGTATTACTACACAGGGTCGGCATGGAAACGACAGGCAATCGGCAGGGTGCAGGCTATGCCTTACTTATATGACATATCAGAGGGTAATGTGCCGAATCATTATGCATGGACTAAAATGGGCGTATATAGCGCATGCGGCACAACTGATATCGACTTGTGGGAAGGCGGCGCGGCTTATACATGGCTGACTGCGGCACAGACATTATCAGTGGTGTCAACGCAGGCGGAAGATGCGGCGGCAGGTTCAGCAGGCAGAACAATATACATCAATTACCTTACATCGGCAGGAATCACAGGCAGGGAAACAGTCACATTGACAGGCACAGCCGCAGTCACAACTACAAACACCATGTATAGGATAAACAGCGTGGTGCTTGCATCGGCAGGAGCGGTGGGCGCTGTTTCAGGCACAATAACAATATCCAAAACAGCAGGCGGAACAGGCATCGCATTTATAAGTCCTGGATTGACGCGGAGCAGGATGGCGATATACCAGGTGCCGACAGGGTGGGAACTGTATATCACAAGCGTGACATACGGATGCCATAGCGCGACAAAGGGATTGCGGTTTATTACACGCGCGACATGGGATGCTGATAATTCGGCGGCAACCACTTTCTTTTTGCCGTATGCAGATATTGCAATGGCGAATGGCTCATTACAGCGAGAACTTGAAATACCGACTAAACTTCCGGCAGGCACAAGGCTGAAAGTATCAACAGTTGCCGATGCCGCAGGCGCATATGGCACTATTACATTGCGCGGATGGCTTGAAGCAGTCTGATGAGGTGGTGAGAGCATGGCAGGCATAATGTTAAAGATATATTCTGCGGCATCGACCGAACTCGTAACGGCAACGGAGGTCAAGGAACATCTGCGGCTTGATTCCACGAGCCTGTCAAGCAATATAACGACTGTTCAGGTGGTGCTTGGCGGCTATCATTCGATAACAGCCAACCTGACAAGCTCCGGCACAGACATAAGCGGATATAACGCCATGATGGAATTGCAGTCATTCGTCAATAGTGCCGGCTCGACTGTGGCCTGCAAAATTCAGGAATCAGACGACAATACCACATACACCGATTGGACAGGCGGCGCCTTTACCGATGTTACCACGGCGAATGATACGGCGGTGCAACAGATAGAATATACAGGTGTCATGCAATACATCAGGCCGTATATCTCAGTGTCGGGCGGAGAATCCAATTTCGCCGTCAATGTGATAAAGCAGACGCCGTATTCAAGCGAGGATTCATACATCGAAAGCCTGATATCACGCGCGCGCCTGTATGCGGAAAGGTATCAGAGAAGGTCGCTTGCAGTGTCTACTTATGACGCGTTCCTTGACGACTTCCCGACAGAGAACTGTATCAAGCTGCCGCTTGCCGCTCCGATGGCGAGCGTGACAGCCGTGACATCTGTGACATATGAGGATTCATCGGGAACGACATCGACATTCACAGCATCGACTTCCGGCTATTATGTGGATTATAACAATGAGCCTGCAATGGTGGTATTGAGTTATGGCTGCACATGGCCGAGCTTCACACCGAAACCGACTAATGCTGTAAAGATACGATATCAGGCTGGATATACCACGCTGCCGGAAGATACGAAGCATGCGATAATCATGCAGGCGGCGGCATATTACACTTACCGCGACACGGCTATACCTGCAGACTTGCAGGATTGCATCAATAACCTTCTCGAAAATGACAGGATCGGAGGGTGGACTGACTGATGGAAGCATTGGCCGGTGAAATGAAAAACAGGCTGCTGTTTCAGAAAAGGGCGCGGGCGACAAACAGCATGGGCGGCTATATCGACACATGGTCAACGCTATGCACTATTTGGGGCAGGTATCGGCAACTGACAGGCAGGGAAGCGATATTGCAGCAGCAGCTGAATCCGCTTGTGACAGTAGAGGTCATCATCAGATATAGGACAGACATCAATACTGACAGGCGGCTTTATTACATGAATAAATACCACAATATAATCAGCGTCATAGACATAAATAACCGGCATGAGCATTTGAGGCTGTTATGCGAGGAGCGGCAAAGTGACCAATAACGGATTCAAGTATGAATCACATATGCCGAAGGTGAAATATGCGCTTGAAGAATATGAGCGAGCCGCATTGAAGGAAGTCGGCCAGCTTGTGGCAAGGGCGACAAGAATGAATATCGATGCGAAGCTGGAAAGGTTCACAGGCGGACTGCGGAAGAATGTCAGGTATTTCATCAGGCGCAAGACTAAATCGGTAGAGATAGGCATCAGGAGCAGCAAGGATTCATTTTATGCGGCATTCGTGGAGCTCGGACATAGGTATATACCGAAAGGGTCATACTATAACGAGAAAAAGGGCAATGTGCATACTGTTCAAAGGATAGCCGGAACAAACATAAGGGATTGGAATAAGAAAACGCTGATATCGGAATTCGGCGGGCGCAATGTTCCGCCGCATCCTTATTTAGTGCCGGCAGCAGAAAACAACATCGCACAGATACGGGCGATAATAGCGAAGCATATGAAGGGAATGAACGGCGATGGACAGCCGCCGAAAACAGATGGCGACAGGGTGATGGCATGAATGTTATCAATATGAAGAAGATGATATGTACATTCCTGGCGACAGTTGCGGATCGCGTATATGACAATTGGGTGCGGCCAGGAACAAAATATCCATATGTGACATATACGCTGTCAAGCTCGGCGCGTGATGAAAATATGGTCATGGAGCGGTTCATGCTCGATGTTGACATATGGGACAACGATCCGCTTGATACCACGACATTGGAAACATTGACGGGAACGATTGACGGCAACGGGTCAATCACATCAGCGTCAGGACTTCACAGGAAACACTATTATGTGTCCGGCACTCTTGCGGCGGACAGTTACAGGGAGGCGAGAATGGACATACCTGATGAAGATACCAACATCAGGCACAGGCGATTGAGATATGAGATACTGACATACTTATAAATGGGAGGAAGTATGAAAAAGTTAGCAATGGTAGGATTCGCAGGAAGTTATGACGAGGCGCCTTATGGTGATGATACTTTTGAGATTTGGACAATGAATAGCATGTATAACTTTATACCGCGATATGATGTGCTGTTCGATATACACGACATAGGGGAAATACAGAAAAGGGTGCAAAAACCCGATGAGCCGAATCACTATGAAACATTAAAGAAGTTGACTAAACCTATTTACATGCAGAGGCAATTTGACGAGATACCGGCAAGCGTAGAATTTCCATTAACCGAATTGGTTAATAAATATAAGATACAGCCGATGGGCGACAAGTTTTTTGCAACATGCACAGTATCACATATGCTTGCGCTGGCTTACGATATGGGATATGAGGAAGTGCATCTATATGGGATTGATGAGGCGGTTGACGGCGAATATGTTGATGAAATGCCGAGCGTGCTTTATTGGCTGGGGATGTTGGCAGGGAAAGGCGTTAAACTGTTCATAAGCCCGCACAGCCCGCTCATGAAAGGATATTGGGTATATGGGTATGAGGATAAACCGAAGAAGCAGCATGTTGACTTCCTGGAACACGAACTGAACCGCGTGCATGAGATAGAAGCAGAAGCATTAAGAAAACAGCAGGCATATCATGACGAGCAGATGAAATGTGTCGGGGCGGCGGCGATTGTGGAGCATTTGCTAAAACTTGAAACAAAGATATGAGGTGATCATATGACAAAAACGGAATTCAACAAGAAGATGGACAAGGTAATCGATGATATGACAAAGAAGCACAGTTTAACAAAGCATCGCCTGCTGAATTATGGCGGCATGATCGGGGCGGAATTCCAGGAGCGTATCAAGGCATTGAAGCAGGATGACAATTTCAGCATCTTGTTTGATGAATACATAGCGGAAAGGAGTGATACATAATGGCGGCAGGCGATATTATTCTCGGTGACGGAGTATTCGCTATCGGGTGGACAACGAGCCAGACTGTCGATGTCGCGCTCACAAGGGGCGGCGGAACATTCTCGGTCGAGCGCGAATACAGGCAAATTGAAGCTGACGGCGACTACGGACCCGTCAAAGACCGCATACGGCTTATCAGGTCGGTGGCTAAATTAAATATGAAGTCATTGCAGATATTGCCTTATGAGATGGATTCATACTTCCCTGGTTTGACGACAACGATGACGGCTGCTTTGACTGCCGGCACAACCGCGACAGTGACAGGTCGGTCGCTGACCACGAATGTCACGACAGAGGACTGCGGCGTCTGTTCATGGACAGGCTATACCAAAGCAAGAACGAAAGTCTATATCGAATTATCGCAGGCGATAAACCTTGAAAATATAAACTTCGCGATGGTCGATAAGGAAGAACTTTTAAATGAGTTGACTTACACGGCGGCATTCCAGACAAGCACGCGCAACACGGAGCCGTGGAAAATCATGTTTACTGCTGAATAATCTGAGAGATAAGGAGGAATGAATCATGGCTGCAAGCGATATCATATTAGGCGATGGCGTATTTACCATCGGAGCGACAACCACTGCTACGGCGATAGCCTTAACGCGCGGCGGCGGCACATTTACAGTTGAAAGAGAATATCGCCAGATCGAGGCTGACGGCGATTATGGTCCTGTCAAGGATAGGATCAGGCTGGTGAGGTCAGTAGCGAAGCTGAATATAAAATCACTTGAATGGCTGGCTGACAAGTCGCAGGATTATTGGCCGTCAATTACGGCGACTGTCACAGCGACACTGACCGCAGGAGTGACGGCGACAATCACAGGGCGCGGGCTGACGACCAATATAACCACGCAGGACTATAATGTGGTCACATGGACAGGCTATACGCGCGCGCGGACAAGCGTATTCATCCAGATTGACAATGCAATCAATTTGGAAAACATCAATTTCAGCATGGTGGACAAGGAAGAGATGCTGAACGACCTGACATTCACGGGCGCTTATGCCGCGGCAACACGAAATACAGAGCCGTGGAAGGTCATATTCTCAAGCACATCGACTTGATAATGGATAGGGGAGGAAATACCGATGGAGGAGCGGAAACTGCGTGAACTCGTAACAGGCGATATTTTCAAGATGTCGCGGATATTACAGATATTGAATTTGAGCATGGACTTCAAGGGCAAGGAGCAGGAGCAAGTAGGCGGCGAGCTTATGATGGCTATTGCCGCGAACCTGCACAAAGCCGAAAATGAGATTGCTGAATTCATCGGCGACCTTGCCGGCATTACGGCGCAGGAATTCAAGGAACTGCCGATTGACGAATCGATGAAATTGCTTGCAGGATTCAAAGACTTAAAAGGCGTGAGGGATTTTTTCAGGTTAGCAGGTCGGTCGATGCAGTAAAATCGATTGACCTGCTCCTGCATAGGTATGGCGGGAATTTGTCTTTTCTCATGGGGCTTGATTGGCGTTATGGCTTTGACATAATCGCCGAAGCTCACGGCAAAGTAAACGAAGATAAAGCATGGAATCTGTATATTTCTAAATTCCCGCTTATGAATGCAGATAGTTATATGTCATTCGAGGATTTTTATGCGGAATTGAGAGGGCAGCCGGAGCAGGAAATACAGATTAAGGATAGCAAAGATTTACTTGCCGTAGCGCATGACATACGCTCACAGATCGAGAACCAGAGGCGGTGACGCGATTTGCAGATATTCAAGATGTTCGGCAGCATATTCATAAATGATTCAGATGCCATAAGGTCACTCAACAATGTCGATAAAAAAGCGCAATCGACAAGCGCGAAGCTCGGCGAAATGGCTAAAAAGGTGGCGAGCTGGGGCAAGTCTATTGCTCTCATGGGCGCGACTGCGGCGGCAGGTATTGCGGTCGAAGCTATACGAAACACTGTCGCATTGGGCGACCAGCTTATGGACTTGAATGCGAAAACAGGCATCAGCATATCGCAACTTCAATCGCTCAAATATGTGTCGGAACAGACAGGCGCAAATTTTGAATCGGTGACGCAATCGGTCGGTCGCCTTATCAGGTCGATGGCAGCTGCCGATAAGGGAACAAAAGCGCAGGTTGAAAGTTTCCAGAAACTCGGCGTATCGATATATGATGCGACAGGGAACCTGAAATCGACAGATGAATTTTTGCCGGAAGTGTTGCGGTCATTAAGCGAAGTCGGGAACGAAACAGAACGCGATGCAATAGCAATGGATATATTCGGGCGGTCGGCATTGGAACTCGCGCCGCTCATGCAGCAGGGCGAAAACAGCATTGATGCTTTGACGCAGAAATTCAGGGAATTGGGGCTTGAAATAAGCGAGGACACGATAAGGGCGGCTGACAAATTTGCCGACAGCATGAAAACATTGCGGGCGGCATTCACTGCCATATTCGCGGAAATAGCGACTGAACTATTGCCCGCATTGCAGAGCATAGTCGATTTTGTCATTGAGAATAAGGATGTATTTATCGGCATAGCAGGCGCGATTGCGGATTCACTGAAAGCGATAATAATCGTCATTGACGGCATAATTGACGGGCTTAAAAGGCTTGCCAATTATGAAGAATGGTTGCAGGGCAAGAATGAGGAATATTTCAACTCAATGAAAAACACCATGCTCGACTACGGCAAGGAAGTATATGACGAACAGAAGAAAATACTTGATGACAGCATTGACCTGAACCAGAACGCACTCGATAAGAAACTGACTGCCATCAATGACGCATACGACAAGGAAATCGCAGGCGCTTCAAATGTTGAATCGAAACTGCGGAAAAACCTCGACAATCAAAGCAGGGCATACGACAAGGCGCATCGCAAGCGCATGGACATGATGGATGAGGAATACAAGCGCAGCATCGGTTTGATTGACGATGAAACAGAGAAAAAGGTCAACGCGATCGAAGCGGAAATAGACGCTATCGATGAAAAGGAAGAAGCCGATAAGATTGCTGACCTGCAAAATAAGATAGCAAAGACAAGGAATTTCACAAGGCGGCAGGAATATATAAAGGAACTTGCCGAACTCGAAAAGCAGGATAGGATAGATAACCTTAACGATGAAAAGGACAAGATTCTGGAAAGCGCATCAAATCAAAAAGATGCCTTGCAGGAAGAATATGAGAAAAAGAAGAAGATAGAAGAAGATAAATACGACGCGACAAAAGAATCATTCGATAAACAGAGGGATGCGCTTGACGGATATTCTGAAAGTTATATCGCAAGGTTGAAGGTTGAACGCGATGCGAAAATCAAGGCTGAAACAAAGAAATTGCAGGCAACAGTAGACGCATTGAAAAAAGAGAGGGAACAGCTCAAAAAACATTATGAAGAACAGAATAAAACCATAGAGAAAAATTATTCGATTCAACTGAAAAGCGCTAAGTATTTTGAATACCAGAAGGAAATACAGCGGCTTGAATTCGAGATTAAAAGCACGATGCCAGGAACCGCGGCGTCAATCCCGACTATAAATAGATATAACCAACTCAAAGCGGAATTCGAGAAATTCAAACAGGGATTGCCAGAGGGCGCATACGGGGCATTCGCATCAGGAACTAATTATGTGCCGATAACAGGGCAATATCTTGTAGGCGAGCGCGGGCCGGAGAAGGTCATGCTTCCGCAGGGCAGCAAGGTTATACCGAATGAGAAGCTGTCGGCATCGCCTGCCGTCAGCATCAATATCAATAATCCTTATATCATGGATGATTACGGCGTGAATAAACTGCTTGACCGCATGATGCAGAGATTGAGGGTGCTGGGGGTGTATCCGAAATAATGGCTGTTCAACTCCTGATTAACGCTGTCGATAAATCGGATAACATAGCAAAAAACAGCCTGCGGATCGTGAATCAATCTGACAACAGGCAATCGCTCAATATCACGCTGAACTGCAAGGCGAATGATTATATACCGCTGATCGGGCAGGATATCGTCATAAAGAAAACGGCGGCAGGAACTGTTCTATTCGGCGGCTGTATTAAGGAAATCAGAAAACAGAAACAGGAGCCGATGCAGGGATCTGATTCATATATCGAGGTTGATGTGTCCTCAGACGGGTATAACCATATACCGGCCAGAAGAACGATATCACAGAATTATACTTCCAATGAAACAGGGAATATCGTGTCGGCCATGCGGACAATCATGAGCGGTGAAGTAATAGGACTTGGCAATATTACCGCTGGCATAACTATTGATAACGAGTATTACTCGATAGAGTGTCAGTCTATAAAGGAAGTATTAGATAACCTTGCTGAAATATCGGGCTGCAAATGGTATATCGACAGCACAAAGGCGCTCAATTTCGTATCAGAGGACACTGTTACAACGGCGGCGCATACGATAGCGGAAGGTGGCGCATTTACCGACTTTCATAATCTTGTATGCGTTGAGCAGTTGGATAATTACTGCAACAAGGTATTTGTCACGGGGAATATAGATTCAGACGGCAATCTGCTGTATGTCACGGCATCAAACACATCAGATATAACGGCGAGGGCGGCGATAGAGGGAACGGCGAACAGCACGGGCGTATATGGCATTGTGCTGTCAGATGCGAATATAGACACATTGACGGCGGCATCCACTGTTGCCGATAATTACCTGAAAAAATACAGCATTGACCCACAGGAGATATCATTCGGTTCATATCAGACGGATTGGGCGGCAGGAACGCAGATATCCATTGACTTGCCTGTGTTCGGTATGACAGCGGCTATAACCGCGCTGATAGAGGAAGTTACTATTACGCAGGAAGAAACCAACCTGCTGAAATCGACAGTGAAATGCACGAGAAGGAACAGCGCTAATTTCAGCACGCAGAAGTCGCAGGGCGGCGTTGAATATTTTGAACAGTTAATCAAGCAGTATACGAAGGCTGGTTCAACGAATAAGGTAACAGACGGCAGCGGCAATAATTATTATGTGGTCATATATGTGCAGGATGATGAGCCGACAGACGCGAAAGCGCATGCGGTATGGATAGATACGAACGATTTTAGCAGGTATGATGTGACGGCATTGACAACGGCAACGCTGAATGTCAGCTCAGTCGAAACTATATTCTTGTCGGGAACGGCGACATTGACGCTTCACGCAGGCACGGCGGCAGGCATAATAAAGAATTGTTACAATGTCGGGACTGCTATATGCACGCTTGCAGGGACTATAAACGGGGCGACTAATATGAAACTGTATCCAGGCGAGGGCGAAATATTGCAGACAGACGGCACTAATTGGAGGCATTGATGGGGAACGCAATATTTACAAAGGATGCATCGGCAAATTGGAATCGTGTGCGGAATGTCAGGTGGCATGACACGACGCAGTTTAACCGCGCCGATGCTGTATTCTGGGATCAGTTATGGGGATTGATAGGCACGGCTACATATACTAATAGGGATTCAGGCTCAAATTTACTGCATCCGCAGATTGCAGTCGAGGGAACAAAGATATATTATGCATGGCTGGAAGTAATGTTTTGGGATGCATTGCATGCTTCATGGCAATTGTGGACAGCATCAATGAACACAGACGGCACAGGGTGGACAGCGGTTCAAAGGACTATCGAATTGGAACATGGCGAAGATTTGGAATATATGAACATGATATCAGTGCCTGGGGATAAATTATATTTTGTCTGGAATTCGAGTCTTGCGGGCGCGCGCGAGCAATTATGGACAGGGAGCCTCACTTTTGACCTTGTCACATGGAATGCGACACAGAGGACAGCGGATGCATTGACATATTACTATTATCCGCGGTTATGCAGCGATGGCACTAATGTATATTATGTTTGGATGCAGTCTAACAATCTGGCTACTTGGGTATTGGGAACGGGCAAATTAGTCATAGCGACAGACACATTCACAAAGACAACGCAGGCGACAACAGAGATAATATATTGGCCACAAATAGCCGTTAATGATGGGGTGCTTTATTACTGTTATATTTCAATTGATACGATACCGCCAGCGACAGACTCATTCTGGACTGCGACAATGAATATTGACGGAACTGGATTTGCAGAAAGTGAGAGATTATATAGCACAACAATGGCAACAAAGATAAATCCATATATCGGTATCAATGATAATACTGTTTATTATATGTTCCACAATAGTGGCCAAATATTGGTAATGAATAAATATGTAATCGGCGGCGACTTCTCATATACCTATTATGCCAGCCCGAATGCAGTCGTGTATGTTCAATTTCAGGTATTCCAGAATTGGATATATTTCATTGGGGCGATAGGTTCAAGTTATCTGTATCTTTCATTATGCAACAAAGATGATACAGAGCGCATATATGAAACAAATCAGGGAATAATCAGTTTATATAACGCCTTATATGTGACCGATGATTATGTCTATACAGTGAATATGTATGTAGGCGCGTGGGATATCTATACAGGCAAGGTATCATCGGAGATTACGCCGATATATAAATGGAATCGGGTGAACATCTAATGGCACTATATCAGAGAAGGACTAAAACGATAACAGCGGCTTACACTGTGACCGATGCCGATGTCGGGTATATCATCATATGCAAGGCAACGGCGGCTATAACAGTAACAATGCAATCGGCAACGGGGCGCGACAACTTCTGGCTGACCTTGCAGAACATAGCGGCTGATGATGTTACTTGTGAAGGTGTCGCGATAGTTGAAGATTCATTCGCCGAGATATCCAACGATAGCGGGACTTGGGTTGTCACAAGCGCGGGATCGGGCGCGGGCGGCGGACAGACAGCCGTATTCACTAATATCGCGGTCAGCGCGAATGGGACTATCCTTGCCGACACAGCGGCTGATACCTTGCATTTTCAGGGCATCAATTATATCGAATGCTCAACGGACACAGCGACAAAGACAGTCATAATAGACTTGTCGCATATCGGGGCGACAGGCGCATTCTCGTCTATCGTGGTATCGGGGCAGAATACCATATATGCGCAAACTTCATCTGACGCGCTTGAATTCGTGGCATCGTCGAATATGACCATTACTACAGACACAGCGGCGCAGACTGTCACATTCGCATCAAGCGGCGGCGGTCAATCCGCTGTGTTTACAAGCATAGAGGTATCAGGCCAGTCTACAATATTGGCTGATACTGCCGCTGATACATTGGAATTCATTGCAGGCACGGCAATGACCATTACCACAAATACGGCGAATAAGACTGTCACATTCAACGCTGTGGCGACTGGATATGTCACTGTGGCTTTCAAGTATATAGAAGTATCAGGACAAGGAACTGTGACCGCAGACACAGCTGCAGACACCGTAGAATTGATTGCAAGCAGCAACATAACCTTGACTACGAATACGGCGAATAAAACAATAACAATTGCCGCAACTGGGGGCGGACAGTCGGCATCGTTCACATCAATATTAGTCAGCGGTCAGTCAACCATATTGGCGACAACTGCGGCGGATTCGCTTGAATTTGTCGCATCAAGCAATATCACAATAACGACAAACACATCGAATAAGACTGTAACCATTGCGGCGGCTTCGGGCGGCACATTGCCGATAGCATCGTCAGACAATTATATCTATGTCGGATATAAGTTATCGGCTACGGGAACTGTGACGATTACCGCAGGCGACACAACAGTTACAGGTAATGGCACAGCCTTTACTGCTGAATTCTCGGCAGGTGATTTTATTCAATTAGATCCGACAGGTAATGGTGAATGGCGGCAAATATCGGCGATTGCCAGCGCAACGCAATTGACGCTCGATGAAGCGGTTGAAAATGATTATGCGGCTGTAAATATATCGAAATCATATGAGGGCAACGATGCGAACAGCGGAACGGCGCAGGATTCTACCAATGCGCTGGCAACGATAACTCATGCGCTGACGCATATTGAAGCTGACAAAAATAATTCTATAGTAATAATGCCAAGAAGCTATACTGCAGAAGATACTATAACAATAGATGATAGCATAAATATGGCGGGAACAGGGATAACGCTGCAAGCTGAGGATCATGCTAATAGAGCGAATGTCAGGATTGATAGCATATTTTGCTATAATACGCATAAAATAAAGCTTTTACAATTGCGAATCGTAGATAACTTTGATGGGTATACAGGCATATATTTAGCGTATGTTCAAGAATTTGAATGCGGTTATTTATATATGGATAATGCTGATGGTAATTCGACATATGGAATTAACTGCCAAGCGTCGAATGGTAATATATATTATTCAACGATATCGCATAGGTCAACGGCATTAGAATGTTCTCAAAATGCAAAAGTCACTGTCGCCGGATGTTCTGGAACGGATAATACATTGGGATTATCAGCAAGTTATGGGGGTTTTATAAGTAGAATTCCTATTGACCAATTCGGCTCGACAACAGCCGAATCCATAACAGACGGCGGGTATATTGGTCCTTTCCCTTATTATAAAACTATCACAGCCAATTATTCATGCACATATAATAACAGCAACATATACAGCAATGAAACAGCAACGATAACTCTGCCGCCGCCGAGCGTGGAATATCAAATCAAAGTAAAGCGCATCAATGCGGTCGGCACAGCTACGATTACCAATAATGCAGGCGAAACGATAGACGGTGCGGCAAGCGTCACATTATCGTCGCAGAATGAATCAAAGACATTCGTATCTGACGGTGTCAATTGGTTTGTAACATAAGGGGGCAATAGCATGGCATATATACCTGTCGTAACAATAGCAAAGGGCGGCACAAGTCTGACGGCAGTCGCAACAGGCGGCTTGGTTGTCGCAGGGGCGAACAATGTCATGTCGGCAGTCGCGTCAACAACCAATTATACTGTCCTGCAAAATAATTCAGGCACTATCACATGGGCGGCGATAATGACATCATATTCCGCAGCAGTAACAGCCAATGTAACCATTACCGCGGCAACCACTACATCAGCGGCAACATGGTATACAGGCGCAACCATATCCAGCGTCATAGCGGGGACATATATGGCGGTCGCTCAAATTACAATTGGCAAAAATACGGCGGCGGTAACTACTTATTATGGGCGGCTATTCAATACTACTATGTCAGCGTCTTATTCATCGGGGCAACAGCATAGCCCAGCGGTCGCATATAATGCGTCAACAATACCGCTGAATGCTATATTCACTATAACGGCAACATCGTCAATAGTCATACAGGGTGCATGCACTACGGCATCAGCGCTGATATTAGCAAGGATATATACATCATCGGCGGCAGGAACTGCGGCAGGCAACACTGCATCGCATGTGGAATTGGTGCGTATACAGTGATGATGCAATATATGCCGCTGTGACCGCACAGAAGGCTCTGCAATCGATTTTAAAGCAATGGCATAATAACATACTACAACGACAAGAAAGGCGGTGCAGGAATGGCGGAATCAACGATAGTCCAGATTGCAATGTATCTCATCACTGCGGCATTCACGGCAGGGACTATCCTATGGAGGATAAGGGAGCTTGAAAAGAAGGTTGAGAAGCACAACGGCCTTGTCGAGCGTATGGTTATCGTGGAGCAATGTGCAAAAGCGCTTCATGAACGGGTTGATAACATGGAAAACGGAGTTACGCATGCAAGGTAGGAAGGGGTAATATTATGAAGATAAAATCCCTGTTGGCAGGTCCGAAATATCCGTGGGCTGATCCGAAGATATGGCTATTCGCTGAAAGTAACTGCGACTTCGACATTGACCCGAACTTTGCAGGCAGGCTTGCGGCGTTGACACAGCTCATATTCACATCGCCGCCGATGTATAGGAAGCATATCGGCGCATGGGTATATCCCTGGGCGAAAAAGGCATATTTCACATCGGGCTATCGCTCATATAATAAGCAGGCGGAATTATACAAGAAAAGCGGCGGCAGGCAAGACGCGAAAGGGAATTGGTTCGGCGGGTCCGGCATGGCGGCAAAACCAGGTAAAAGCTGGCATAATTACGGATTGGCCGTTGATGTCAGCTGGCGGTCATTGTGGCTGAAAAAGCTCGAACAATATGAAATGACGATGAACCAGGATATGCTGCGGCGATTCGGATTATATAAGCCGCTGACATGGGGCAACAATACATCGGTCATTGAGAATTGGCATATACAGCCGATAGAATTGTCCACATTAACCACAGATGAAAAACTGAAATACAGGCAACACTATATGAGCGAATATAAGAAGGGAGGCAAACCATAATGGAAGGCACACAGAGCAGATGGCGCAGTCCCGTATTGTGGGCGAGCATATTTGCAACATTATACCTTATACTTGACGCGTCAGGCGTTATCAAGGCGATCGGCTTCGACAACGACAAATGGAATATAGTCGTCAGCTCAATCATGGCAATCATGGCAGTGTTCGGCATCACGAACAATCCGACAGCATCAGACAGATTCTAATTTGGCCGTTTCCTCCCTACTCGGTGGCCGCCGCTTATACAGGGCGGTCCTTTTTTATGCACATTAAACCAAATTACTGTTTTGTTGAATGTTTCATTTTATATAGATTGAGTAAAATATTTTAGAAAAAGTATTGACAATTATATAGATGTATATAAAATAGTGTATAGAGGTGGTGGAAAATGAAACGGAATCCTTTACTGAAACTTAAATGTGCAAGATACACCGCAAAAATCAGTCAGGTAGTAATGGCTCATTCAATTAACATATCGATAGCGGCATACATCAATAAGGAAAACGGCAAAACGGAGTTTACCCTTGCCGAGATAGAGGCAATCATGATACTGCTGAATAGTCCATTCGAGGACTTATTCATATAAAAAAAGAAAAGGGGCATATCTCATGATTAAAGCATCAGACCTTGAACAGTCAATCCTGAAATATCTGCAATCATCGACAGGGAAGTATGTCAAAAGTTATAAGATAGAGGCATCATTCCTCATCAGTGGGAAAGATGTCAGGGAAGTCATCAACACGCTGCGCCGCAATGGCGAGCCGATCGCATCATCGACCAAAGGATACTTCTACACAGAGGATCCGCAGGACATACTTAACACTATCACGCATCTGCGCAGTCGGCAGCAGGGCATTGAGTCAGCAATTGAGGGGCTGAACATCAGCCTTGCAAGTCTGACACACAAATAAAAGGAGGGCATGACAATGTTTGAGTTGGTAGTCGGCATACTCATCATGGCAATCGGTTTGGTCGGGGCATGCGCGTTGGGATTGTTATTCTACTATACAGGCATACTCGACAGATGGGTGCGGGCAATGGAATCATCGCACAATGCGGAATTAGACGAAGATGAGTTTGAGCCGCCTGTCCGCGTGGAAATATACCGTTGGGCGAAATGGCGCGGGCGGGCAATAAGGAGGTTAAACAGATGAATGAGCAGACATTAGAGAAGATGCTCGCAACATTCGACAAGATAATCAAAGATATAGAGCAAATCAATAAGGACTTGCAGGCGCGGATTGACGACATGGAAAGCCAGATTGCAATGCTGAAAGAGCAGGAAGAATGCAGGAAGGAAGTATATCTATGAGCAGTCTATATGATTTGACAGGGAAATGGCTCACAGTGGCGGCGATGCTTGACGATCCTGAAGTGGACAGGCAGACGATTGCCGACACGCTTGACAGCATAGAGGGCGAAATCGAGCAGAAGGCTGACGGCTATGCGAAAATAATCAGCAACATGAAAGCTGAAATGTTCGCCATTGAGAAGGAAATCAGCCGGCTCAATGCAAGGCGGCAGACAATCGACAACAATATTGATGCCCTCCGCGACAGGCTGACAGAATCAATGGTCAAGACAGGCAAGCTCAAATTCCATACTAACCTATTCGGATTCGGAATCCAGAAGTCGCCGCCAGCAGTCAGGTTTGACAGCGAAGATGCATTCCGCAAATGGGCGGTGAGGAATCAACTGACCAAATATTATGAAATACAGGAGCCAAAGATACTGCGCGCGGCTGTCCTCATAGACTTAAAGAAGGGCGTGCAAGTGCCGTATGCCGAGCTGTCGCAAACAGAGCATCTCGTTATCAGGTAAAATAAAAAGAGGAGGAAAAGGGAAATGGATAATCCTGTTACAGCCTTATCAATCATTGAAACGATCAAGGAAACCAATGTCACGGCGACACTCAGCAAGATTGCCGAATTCCAGAAGATGATCCAGACACAGTTACAGCAGAACAAGGATTACGGCATCATACCCGGGACACAGAAGCCGACACTCCTGAAACCAGGAGCGGAAAAGATATGCATGCTTCTCGGCGTGCGGACAGAGTTTGAACTCATGGACAGCACGCGCGACTTCAAGGCAGGCTTCTTTCAGTATATGGTGAAGTGCATATTCTTCAAGGATAATACCATTATCACAGAGGGCATGGGATCGGCTAACACGATGGAAAAGAAATACCTGAAAACCGATGCATATACCGCCGACAATACAGTGTTAAAGATGGCAAAGAAGCGGGCGCTGATTGACGGCACACTGCTCATCGGCAGCTTGTCGGAGGTCTTTTCGCAGGATATGATTGATGAGGATTTAGACGGCAATATCGGGGCTTCACATTATGCGCAGCAGATATCAGCAGACGATGGAGCGGTCATCACAAGCGGCCAGGCAAAGCGGCTGTATGCCATCAGCAAGGGTAATGCCGAGCTGTGCAAGACAGTATTGAAGAAGCACGGATATGACCACAGCGCCGACATCAAGAAGGTTGACTATGAGAAGATAGCGGAAGAAATTGAAGCAGAGGCCAGCAAATAATAAAAGGCATTGGAGAATGGTCAATGAATGATGTATATTATTTCAGCCATGACAGCAATGCCCGAAATGACGAGAAAATCCTCATGCTTCGATCGGAATATGGCTGGGAAGGTTACGGCATATTCTGGGCATTGATAGAGATGATGTTTGAGAATAAGGACACTTGCCTGCATCACAACAAAATCAAGGGTATAGCGGTAAATTATAACATTGATATAACTCTGTTACAAAATGTTATTAACACACTATTAACAGAACATCTTTTTGATAGTGACGGCGTTATATTTTGGAGTGACAGTTTAAGGGAAAGAAAGGCAAAAATGACAGAAAATTTAACAAATAAATCCATTGCTGGTAAAAAGGGAATGGAAAAACGCTGGAAAGACCATGTGAAGAAGCAGACCGATAACACTGTTATAACAGAAAATAACAAAGGAAAGGAAATAAAGGAAAGAAATAAAATAAATAATAAAAAGATATTAGAAGAGATATTTATCACAGCACAGCATCTCACAATGACAGAGAAGGAATATAATAATCTTGTATCAGAATATGGGAAGCCGATAGTTGACGATAAGATTGAATATGCAAAGAACTATTCAAAGCTCAATAAATACACTTCATTATATCTGACGCTTAATAATTGGCTTAAAAAAGATGCAGAAACAGCGATGCAAAAATATCTGAAAGGGGACTGACCATGCCTGACCATATCGACAATCCTATGATAAAAGATGAGGATATACCCTTCTTTGAGGAAGAAGAAGATTGCCTGCTGTGTGAAATGGTGATTGACGATGACGACATTGATGAGCTGGATAATAAACTCAGCGAGGTGTTCAAGTGCCTGGATAATAAGGTCAGGGATGCAGACTTCACGAATGGGTTTGATATGGCGCATCGGTTTGCAATAAGGTGGCTGCGTCAAAAGATGAGCGAGAAGGGGCTGATATCATGAAGAAGTATTTTAACTCGATAGCACTCGTCATATGGGGATTGGTGCTGACGGCGATATTCTCATGGGCAATAGTCAGTTGTGTCGATATGTATGTTGGCGGCATCAGAGGGCAGGAAACTATAATCAATAATCTGATACAGAGCGTGGATATAGTGCATGCCAGGATCAGTGTATTGGAAAAGAAGATGACAGAGCAGGAAGCACAGATAGACTTCATGAATGCTATGTTCGACCTGCAATTGATAGATTATGAGAAGATGCAGGAATATTACATGGAAAGGGTGAAGTAATATGTCAGCTACACTTCAAGAAGTAGATCAAGGAATGCTGAAAATATCTAATCTTGAAACAAGGTTAGTAACAGCCGAGAATAAAATAAAAGATAATGCTTTGGTTGTGGAAATAACAGTCGGAGCATTGGATAAGAAAATAAACAATCTTACCTTGCCTGCACAACCTTCCACAAATACACCGATGCCACAGATAGATGTGAGCAATCCACCGGACAGCCTGCCGAAAGCCGATAAGACAGGGGCAACATCATCAACGGCGGCACTCATAAAGCAGGGGCAATATTGCGGTGCAAATAACAGAAGCATGGCATTTAACGGAGGTCAATATCTGATTGAGCCAGGCAAAGTGAGAATATCCTGCTCATGGTATGGATTCAACAGACCGATAATATTCACCCAATCAGCGATCCCTTATAACATAATGCTCGCAGTCGAGGGTAATTTGTCGGATATAAGTGTTGAAGATATGATATTCAGCCAATGGAAGGACACAAATCCAACAGTCGGCGCATATCCAAACGGCTGTAATATCCTGCATATAAACAATAACAATCAATTCAAGATAAAGGGCTGTGAGTTTACGGCATACGGCATGGTGTCTATCTTGACACAGCCGACAGATGGATATGGAAAGGATATGTCTATACTTGACAATGTAGTAAATTGGGATCGCAAAGGAACAGTTTACTATGATTCAACTCCGATATGGGGCGATTGCCTGTCAGGCAGGGTAATCGGCAACAGGATATATTCGGTGAAGCCGGCAGGTGTTGATGTATGGAAGGGTGAAACCGGCATAGAGATTCACAGCCCGAATTGCATCGTCAAGGACAATGAAGTATACGACCATATCAACGGAATTATCCATTGTGGTTGGCCGACACAATATGCGGCTTATGACGATTCATACAGGGGATATGTCAATATACAGGACAACAGGGCAATCCGTTGCAGCAGGGGCATATCGTGTTGGGGCAGCCATTTACGGGCAGGTGTAGTTACCCGCAATATGAACATACAGGGCAATTACATAAATCTACATCTGGAAAAGCAGGGGACATCTTATTATTATCCGACAATGGGAATCGGCTTTGAAGATGGCAGGGGCAACAATCAGGGCGATGATTCATTCTTTCGCAATATCAGCATAAGGAATAACCAGATCGAAACAACATATGCCACAGGGCTGAATCCTGCAAGCATTATGAACTACGGCCCGACACCGAGAAATCAGCGTGCCGCAATCAACATGGCAACAAATAATAGTTGCGAGAACATAGACATATCGGAGAACCTTATCAGTTATCCCTATACGGCGATACAGCTCATGGCGATTCGTGATAGGGTGCAGAACACGCATAAGAACATCAGGGCAATAAATAACCGCTTCTTTGATACGGCGATATGGCAGACATACGGCAGCGGTGGCTTCGATGCTGTGTATAACCTTGAAAACATCAACGGATTCTACGCGGCAGGCAATCAGATAATCGGTAAGCCAATCGAGGTCAGGCAAGACGGAGTAAATGTCGGCGGTGTAACGATAGTGTAGGAGGAAAGCATGAAAATACTCATTGCTTGTGAGGAATCGCAAGCCGTAACAATCGAATTTCGCAAGTTGGGGCATGAAGCATACTCCTGTGATATATTGCCGTGTTCGGGCGGGCATCCTGAATGGCATCTGCAACAAGATGTTATTCCCTTACTTAATGACGATTGGGATATGATTATCGCTTTCCCTCCCTGCACACATTTAGCGGTAAGCGGAGCCGCCTGGTTTGAAGAAAAACGCAAAGATGGCAGACAACAGCAAGGTATTGATTTTTTTATGGAGTTTACAAAATGCAAATGCCTGAAAATGGCAATAGAGAATCCAATCGGTATTATGTCAACTTTATATCGTAAACCAGACCAGATAATTCAGCCGTGGCAGTTCGGACATGGAGAAACAAAAGCGACCTGCTTATGGTTGAAGGGATTATCGCTTTTGCAGCCAACCAATATTGTGGAGGGGCGAGAGCAAAGGCTACATCGTTTGCCGCCAAGCAAAGACAGGGCAATATTAAGAAGCAAAACCTTCTCCGGTATAGCAAAAGCAATGGCTGAACAATGGGGAATGTAATCCACGCCATAGCAGAAAGGATAGGGAAATGAAGCCGATAATCGCAAGGAATTTTATGGAATTGTTAGAAAAAGAAATATCCGAAGCCGATTGCATAAGAATAGCCAAATATGCGGATATTCTTTATAGTTTGTCATCTGCATTGAGATTGTATAGGCATAAATACCAAATAACACAGAAGAAGTTGTCTGCAATATTAGGTATTAGCGTATCAACAATATCAAGAATAGAAAGCGGCGATTGCGATATAAGGCTCAAAGACATGATAGATATTGCTTGTAAACTTAACATGGAAGTAGAAGTGCTAATTTATAAACGAGAATGATACCAAACAGCGGAAAGGATAGGGAAATGAGGATAGCAAGGGTATTCCCGAGAAAAACTGCGCAAACACCAAATGATGAATTGGTATTCCTATCCGAGCCGCCGACATTTATGTTGCCTGAATTTGACGAGGTTCATGTAAGCTGCTGTTTCACTTATGACAAGGCGAAAGCGGAATACCTTGCTTATCAATGGGAATCAACAGGCAAGCCGGTTAAACTCGGCGGCCCTGCTTATGGCGATTATACGAAAGAGTTTATTGCAGGGCGATACTTGAAACATGGTTGCACGATTACATCGGTGGGCTGTCCGAATCATTGTTGGTTTTGCAGCGTTCCAAAGCGGGCAGGATCATTGAAGGAATTGGATATAAAAGATGGGTGGATCATACAAGATGATAACCTGCTTGCGTGTTCAGAGGGGCATATTAAAGCCGTATGTAATATGTTAAAGCATCAGCCACATAAAGCACAATTTTTAGGTGGATTAGAAGCGAAACTGCTCAAACAATGGCATATTGAATTATTGAAATCGGTCAAGCCGGATAGTATGTATTTCGCATACGATACGTCAGACGATTATGAGCCGTTGGTGACGGCAGGCAAATTACTAAAAGAAGCCGACATAACTATAAATACAAGAATACCATGCGCTTATGTTTTAATCGGCTATCCGAAAGACACAACAGAAGCGGCAGAGAAGCGGCTATATCAGACACTTGAAGCAGGATTCATACCTTTTGCAATGCTATATAAAGACGAGCAAGGGAATGAGGATAAAACATGGCGAAGGTTTCAAAGGCTATGGTCAAGACCGGCGATCATATATGCAAGGAATAAGTCATATTTTCAGAAAGGATAGGGAAACATGATTGAAGATTGCGAGGGGGAAGCAGAATGTTAAGCAAAGAGCAGATAGAGGATATGCGAAAGTGTAGAAATGGGAATATAGGTTGCCATGCGTGTTCATTCTATGAACCAAGTGGGAATTGCAGGATTTATTATTCTATAATTGAACTTCTCACCGCCTATGACCGCATAGCGGAGCTGGAGGAGCAGATCGCAGAATTAACTACTGTAAATGTTCCGTCTGTATGGGTAGATGTTAGGGGTGAGAAAGGTTCTGTAACAGTTACAGATTCCAATGAATACACGATAGCAAAGGAGCGTGAATAAAATGCCGTATATTAAGTTGGATAGAATACCGCCATATTGTTGTGGTTGTATGGTATGTGATGATGATATGTATTGCCATAGCTTACACCAATTTGTCGGTGATTATGAAAATAAACCTGCCGATTGCCCTATCATCGAAAAGGATTTAGAGGGCGAGATTCAGACACTAAAATACATTATAGATGCAAAAGATGATGAACTTAAATCATGGCGAGGTAGCCATCTAAAAAGGGGTGAGAATGAGAAGTTGAGGGAATTGGTGAAGGCAATAGAGCGGTATCAAAATATTTGGCGATATGATACAACATCAGACCGATTTGATAAATTAGAAGGTATCAAAGAGAAAATAGACGCATTAAAACAGGAGGTAGGGGGAAATGGCTAATTGGGTTATATTTAAGTGCAAAAACTGTAAAAAAATCTATAAGGAAAAATGGACAAAACAACAAGATGCAAACCATACTATTGACGCAATCGGTGGATATTCTTTTCGGTCAACACACAATTGCCGAGAAAATGTTCGTGGTGTGGGTGAGTGCATTGGGGCAGTAAAAAGAACAAGGAAACAGGAGGTAGGGGAATGACACTTGCCATTGACATCAGAGGTTGCCCTGCCACAAAGAAGAATAGCGGTCGAATCATACGCAATAAGGCGACAGGCAATCCGTTGATATTGCCGTCAGCCAAATATTGCAACGAGTATCTGCAACAGGTATTTATCGCTGTTCAGAATGTGCCAAAGGGCTTATGTGGGCGATATAATGTCAAGGCTATATATCATATGCCAACAAGGCGCAGAGTTGACCTTGTGAACCTTCACAGCGCGTTACACGATGCTTTGGTAGCCTGTTATGTATTGGTTGACGATAATATCAATGTTATAGCATCGACAGATGGAAGTTATGTGATACATGATAAAGGGAACGAACATACGGAAGTCGAGATAACAGAAGCGATATGCCCGATGTTTACAATCGAAAAGGGAAGGAAGAAAAGCAAATGAGCCACAATCAAAAATATCCGCAGCAGCATATCCAAAAGGTAGCCGATCCGTTCCCGTTCCGCAAAGCGAATATGCAGGCACTAAAAAAGCGCTATCCTCATTATTTCGATATGGTGAACAGCGAGCCGAACAATCCCGATTATGAATTAGAGCCGACAAAGGGCGGCATCACAGGACTGCACATAAAAAGCACTGACAAGCATATCTATGAAATGGACAATCCGAAAGAAAGCATATCAAAGAATATAGAGAGTTTCGACCTGCGCGCGGCATCGCATGCGGTGTTTCTCGGATTCGGACTCGGCTATGAAACAGCGTCATATATGCACGCTTACAGCGACAAATGCCGCACAGAGCATATCCTCATTATCGAGAATGACCTTGCGATGTTCAAGCTGGCGATGCACATCGTTGACTACACGCCGATAATAAATCATCCGCGCGTCACATTGATGCTGGGTATTCCTGAGGAACATCTATTCACGGAATTCCAGGCATATATCGCACAAGAGAACAGATATTACAATGCGCTGTCATATGTGCAGATATATAATTTCAATGTCTATGAGCGGAGCAAGGGATATTATGACGCATGCGTTGATCGGTTCAAGGAAGCGATGCATTATGCGGTCAACAATTACGGCAACGATGCTGAGGACAGCCTTCTCGGCGTGGAAAACATGATGAACAATATCGGGTATATCATAAATAATCCTGGCATCAACATGTTGAAGGATAAATTCAAGGGAAAGCCTGCGGTATGCATCGCGACAGGTCCGAGCCTTGATAAGAACAAGCATCTGCTCAAAGGATTAGAGGATAAGGCGCTGCTAATATCGGCTGATGCATCGCTGAAAATACTGCTGCAAATGGGATTGAAACCGCATATCGTGACCACTCTTGAACGCGAGATGGCAGTGGTTCAATTATTCGAGGGCATACAAGCGGAGCAGGTCAGCGATGTTTATCTGGCGGCATGCCCTGTCGTTTACAAGGAAGTATATGAAACATACCCAGGTCCGAACATTATCGTATATCGCAAGTTTGACCATTTCAAATGGCTGGAAGTCGAGCGCGGTATGCTTGATATAAAATACAGCGCGGGCAATATGTCATTCAAAATAGCGGAATATCTGGGTTGCGATCCGATTATCCTCATCGGGCAGGATCTGGCATTATCGGCAGACGGCAAAAAGACTAACGCAGCAGGGGCGACATTGGGCGATGAGCAGGTGAGTTATCTCAATGAGGTGAGAATGCTTGTAGATGGCAACGATGGCAAACAGATAGAAACCACTGGCAGCCTGCGGCTATTCCTGCAAGCGTTCAATATCGATGTGTCGGCGCATAACGGCAAGGTTATCAACGCGACTGAGGGCGGCGCAAAGATAACAAAGACGGAAGTCATGACATTCGCAGAGGCGATATCAAAATATGTCACTCAGCCGATAAATCCGCTTGGATTGATAAAGGATATATTATCGGAATTCCATGTTGAGGCTGATGCCGAGCAGAAGATAAACGACAAAAAGGCGCATACGATTGCAAGTTTACAAACAATGATGGATAATTGTGACAAAGGGCTTGCATGCGTGCAGAGCCATAAGGAAGAACTCCTCAAATTGAAGGAAACAGCCAACGACAAACGGGCATCTGAATTGTCGATTGAGATACTGAAATTCAAGCAGGATTTGCAAATCGACAAGGAAACATGGCAGCTCATGTTTGCACACATCGGACAGTCATATTTTCTCAATCATGAAATATATATCAGGGGGTTCAAGTATCCGACTTATGCGCAGAAGGTGGCGGCGATGCTGCTTGAACATGAAGAATATTTCCCGATGATGAAGGATATCATGCGCACAATCATAACTATAATCAAATAGGGGGATGTAATTATGCGTATAAAACATAAAGAAGAAGTAAAACTTGGAACAATTAGAGTTTTAAATGGATTTTTATTATTACCAAAAAGAATAGGTAATGAAACAAGATGGTTAGAAGATGCTATATGGGAAGAAACAAAAACAATAGGCTGGACTCCTCATGGAGGTTCAAGTAAAGAATGGCAAGCGATCAAATGGAAAAATTAACTGAACGATATGATAAATAGGAGGCAGCAAGATGATTGGCAAAGAGGAAGCAGAAGCAGTCCAGCGTGTGATGCAACGCGGCATATTATCAGGCTATAAAGGCGCATGGTGCAATGATTTCTTCGGCGGACCGGAAGTCAAGGCATTAGAGGGCGAATGGGCTGAATATTTCGGGGCATCATATGCGACTGCTGTCAATTCAGCGACATCGGGGCTGTGGTGCTGCCTGAATGCGATCGGGCTGAAAGCTGGCGATGAGGTAATCGTGACGCCGTATTCCATGACATGCTCGGCGAGCCTGCCGCTCCTGTTCGGCGCAATCCCTGTATTCGCTGACATAGAACCTGAATATTATTGCCTTGATCCTGCCGACATCGAGCGGAAAATAACAGATAAAACGAAAGCGATAATAGTTGTCGACTTATTCGGCATGCCTTATGAAGCAGATATTATAAACGATATCGCGCATAAGAGGGGGATCATGGTGATTGAAGATGCGGCGCAGGCGGCAGGGGCGAAGTATCACGGCCATTATGCAGGCACGCTGGGCGACTTCGGCGTATTCAGCCTGAATGTGCATAAGCACATACAATGCGGCGAGGGCGGCGTTGTCCTGACAAAGACAAAGGAACATGATATGCGCGTCAAACTGTCCATGAACCACGCGGAAGCGGTCACTAACGGCATGACAGGCAATAATTACCTTGATCTGATCGGCATGAACCTACGCATGACGGAATTATCGGCGGCGGTGGCAAGGGAACAGCTCAAAAAACTATCGGATATCATCAGGCAATATCAATTTTACGGTGCGCGGTTCGATATCCCTGTGAGATATGGCTGCACATCTGCATATTACAAATTCGCAAAGAGAAAAGAACTGACCATATCAGGCGAATATTATCATCTGTTCAATTTCAAGGAGCATTATATAACGCCGATATACAAGATGCCTGCATTCTGGGATTTGGGATATATGAGCGGGATATGCCCTGTATGCGAGGAAGTGGAAAGCGATATCAGGCTGGCATGGTTAAAAAATCCGATATAAGGGGCGACATCATGAATAAACCGCATAAACCGCCGAAACCGCTATTTAATCAAAGCGACATCACAGACGACACAATCATGTATGCCTGTCTATGGCATAAGGAAGGCGACAGCATCAAGGAGATAGCGACACAATTCCAGCGGCCTGAAACACAAATCTATGAAATCATCGCTAATGCCATGATGAGCGGCGAATATGTAAGGGTGACAAGCGCGATGATGAAAGGTTATCACGGCAGAAGAATGAAGAAGAAAGTGAGGCTGACGGCATGATTCATCCATTCTTAGTAGGCGAAAGGATATACCTGCGCGCAATAGAGGAAGCAGACTTCCCGCATTATTTCGATTGGCTCAACGATCAAACAACATTACATTATCAGCAGCATGGCTTATATCCAAACAACATGGCGAACATGAAAGCATACTATGACAGCATGACTCCTGGCAGCATAAATAATACCTATCGCGAGAATTATTATCTGGCGATATGCCTGAAAAATACAGATGAGCATATCGGCAATATGAGTATGAAAGTCGGATCGGCGGCATACCGATATTCGGAATTGTCGCTCATGTTTGGCGATTCACAGCATCGCGGCAAAGGTTACGGCACAGAGGCAATCCTGCTGATGTCCGACCATGCATTCAGGAAGGTGAACATCAACCGCATACAGGCAGGAATGGTCATGGCTAACATACCATGCAGGAAGGCATTTGAGAAGGCGGGATTCAAGTATGAGGGGATAATGCGCGAGCTGTATTATTGCGATGGCAAATATCAGGATTGCGCGCTCATGTCGAAGATAAAAAGTGATTGGGTGAAGGAGCAGGAACAGCCGTCTGCAAAGAATGCGGGCATATTCAAGGCAAGATATGGCATAGATGATGTAGACGATATCGGGGAAAGCGCGGAATCAAGAGGGCAGAGGATAATAGACTAATATAAACAGGAGGCGTATCAATGATTGAAGGGTTAAAGTATTGCAGCAAGTGTATCATGCCTGAGAGCGTTGAACAACAGGAATTTGACGAGAAAGGGCTATGCAGGACATGCCAGAGTGCCGCGCAAAAGAAGGATATCGATTGGAAAGCAAGGCGGGCGGTATTAGACAAAATCACAGCAGACGCAAAATCAGCGGCAGGCAACAACTATGACTGCATCGTGCCGATATCCGGCGGTAAGGACAGCACATACCAGCTCCATTATGTCGTGAAGGAACTCGGCATGAAGCCGCTGGCTGTCACATTCAATCATAATTGGTTCAGCGAGGTCGGCTGGTATAATCTCATGAACGCGCTCGAACAATTCAACATCGATCATATCATGTTTACGCCGAACAGGAGCCTTGTCAATCGGATCGCAAAGCACAGCCTTGAAGTAATGGGTGACGCATGCTGGCATTGTCATATGGGCGTGTCGGCATTCTCAATCAAGGCGGCTGTTGCATACAAGATACCGCTGCTTATATGGGGCGAAAGCACAGCGGAGCATGGTAGGGCGACATACAACAAGCCGGATAAGTTTGACAGGGATTATTTCCTGCGCGTGTCGGCAAAATATACGCCTGAACAATTCGCTTGCGATTATATCTCTATCCGCGATTTATTCCCATTCGAAACGCCGTCATGGGAAGAATGCGAGGCGATCGGCCTGAATGGCATACATCTTGGCGACTATATCGAATGGGATACAGAAAAGCAGGTGGCATTCGTCAAAAAGGAATATGGCTGGCAGGGTTGCGATGTCGAGGGCGCATATAAGGATTATAAATCAGTCGAATGCTCAATGGCGGGAATACATGATTTCTTCTGCTACATGAAGCGAGGATATGGCAGGGCGAGCATACAGGCCAGCGGCGATATCAGGGAAGGGAAACTGAACAGGAAAAAGGGCTTTGAGAAGGCAGAAGCATATGAGCAGATAAAGCCCGAAAGCCTGAAATATTATCAGGAAATAACAGGACTGACCGAAAATGAGATATATGAAATCCTGCGGTCACAAAGGCATCAGGTATTGAATGAAAAGGACATAACGCCTCCGACTAAAAGGGAATGGCGCAACATTGAGAATGCTGGTCGGCCATTCATGCAAAGGCTTATGGGAATTGTAAAATACAACTTTAAGAGGTGATGACATGAGAATCGTTGCTGTAATTCCTGCGCGTGGTGGTTCAAAGCGTATACCGAAGAAAAACATATATCCGTTCATGGGAAAGCCCTTGATGAGCTGGACAATCGAGGCCGCCATTGAAAGCGAAGTGTTCACGGATATATATGTGTCCACAGACAGCCCTGAGATTGCTGCTGTGGCCGAGCAATACGGCGCGAAATGCATCATGCGCAGGAAAGGCAACGATGACCAGACTATCGTCAGCATGGCGACTATCTACACATTACAGCAGATAGAGGAAGAAGAAGAGGAAGAATACGACATCGTATGTCAGCTCATGGCAAACTGCCCGCTCCGCGATTCGGACGATATCCGCCATGCGATGACTCACTTCATCCATTCGGGCGCGGATTATCAGCTATCCTGCTATTCATACGATTATGCGAATCCCTGGTGGGCGATGAAGATACCCGACAAATACCGCGGGGAAGAACTCTATCCGCAGGCGCTCAAAACGCGCAGCCAGGATTTAGAGAAGCTGTATTGCCCGACAGGCGCGATATGGATCGCAAAGGTTCAGCGGCTATATGACGCAGGCACATTCTATGGTCCGGATTATATTGTCGTTCCGATGAATCAGTCGGCGCATGCGGTGGACATTGACGAGATGGAAGATTTGACATTTGCGAAAGCACTCAAAATGTGTCAGGAGGAATCGCTCAATGAATCCGACAGATAAAGCGGTGATATCTGAAATCATCGATGAAGCGGTGAAAAAGGCTGTCAAAAAGACGATAAGCGAAATTGACAACGGCCATTCGCACAAGAACTTCTACAAGATGACCGAAAAAGCCTTATATGCCATACCGCAGCTGAAAGCAAAGATACGGCAAGATGTTATGGACATAGCGGATTTAGAGAAGGAAAAATACAGTCAGTCGGATTGGCATGAAGCAAGGCCGCCGAGCGGTCCGAAACTTGACGATGATGTGCGGCATCTGCAAAAGATACGCAGGCTTGAACGCACGAAGAAGCGGACTGAATCACTGTTGGAACGCATTGAGAATGCGCTGGACATGCTGAAAGACGATGAGGATTACCCGATTATCATCATGCGGTATTTCGAGCATAAGAATAATCCTGAAATAGCGGCGGCGATGAATTACCATGAAAGCACGATTGCGAGAAGGAAAAACAGGCTGATGAGCAAGTTACAGGTCATACTATTCGGCGCAGACGCGCTGGATATATAGGGGGAGGATAACGAGATGAAACTGAAAGCATTGACATTGGAAGATTGCCTTGAAGTGGTGGAGTGGCGGAATGCGAGCATGTCATCATTGCGGACACCTTATCTGTTGACAGAGGATATGCAGAGGGAATTCTATGAGAAGGTAGTCAGCAACAGATCAGGCACGGCGAGATATTATGGGATATGGCATCATTATGATATCAAACGGGACAATGGGACACCGATAGCCGAATATGTCAATAGAAGGGAATATAATCACTTAATCGGCATGGTTGGGCTCGAATATATCGAATGGGAAAACAGGCGAGCCGAAATCAGCATAATCCTCAATCCTAAATATCAGCATGCAGGTCATGGGACAGAAGCGGTTACAGAGATATTGCGGATCGGATTCGAGGAAATGAACCTTGACAACATATGGGGCGAGTGCTACAAATGCAATCCTGCATGCGACTTCTGGCTGAGGATAGCTCAGCGGTATGCCGTGCATGGCATCAACAGCATGAACACTATACCGAATACTAAATACTTTGCCGGCAGATATTGGGATTCATTCCACTTCACAATCAACAAGGAGGGTTATCGCAGTGTCCACAATAATACTTGACTTCGGCAGCGGCAATACGGGGCGCAACGAACCCTATACTATGACCGCTATGGTCAACGAACTGATGAAGGTGGACAGCCGCCGGCATGGTCACAGGATAATCATCAAGTGGCAGTTATTCGAGAAGGCAGGCGACAATATACCGCTTGACCGGCAGCAATTCCATGTATTCTATGAATATGCGCTTGAAATGGGATATGAATCGACAGCGTCAGTATTCGACTTGCCGAGCTTGCAATTCCTGCTCAGCGTGGCAAAGGATAAATGCGGCAAACAGGCGGCAACATTTGAGGAATCAAAAGAGCCGATACAGCCGCAGGATATGGTATCAGGCTTGCCCTTCATCAAGATTGCCAACAGGCGCGACTTGGATTATCTAATCGGATATATACCGCGGCGTATTCCCGTATATGTGTCAGTGGGAGCGGCGAGCCTGCCTGTATTGCCTTATAATGAGAACATCAAGGAGTTATTCTGCGTGTCGAAGTATCCTGCTGACATAAGCGACTATGAGCCGTATATGCACAGGCTGAAAGGCATATCGGGCATATCCGACCATACTGACACATTCGAACTGTGGCATACATATCAGCCGGAGATAATCGAATGGCATTACAAGTTGCCGAACAGCACAGGATTAGACGCAGGTTCATTCGCCAGGACTCCTGAACAGTTAAGGGAAATAATAGGATAATGAGGGGTGATAATGATGAAGCTTGGCAGCATATGTGCATATACAGACAGATGTATCCACTTCATGATGACAGGCTGCGATGGCAAGGATTATCCCGACTGCGAATTCAAGGAACGCATCAAGGCAGAAGATAAGGAATGCGCGGTTATCAAAACTTATGAGAAAAGGGGAACAACACATGGGCGATTACAGCAATAAGTCAATCCTTATCACAGGCGGCACAGGTTCACTCGGCACAGCTCTATGCAACAAGCTCAATAAGATGAACTGCAAAAAGGTGATTATATTATCGCGGGATTGGCAGAAACAGGTCATGCTTCGTGAATCGCTGGGCAATCCTTCCAATATGCGGTGGTTCATAGGCGATGTCCGCGACTATGACAGGCTATATACAGCATTCGAAATGGTTGACATAGTCATTCATACAGCGGCAATCAAGTGTATAGAAACATGTGAAAACGATCCAGATGAAGCACTCAAAACGAATGTAATCGGCACGGATAATGTGAAGCGTGCCTGCTTAAATAGAGGGGTGAACAAGGCAATCCTCATATCGACCGATAAGGCGGTCAATCCGCTCAATTATTACGGCACGACCAAAGCCATAGCAGAGAAGATATTCCTGAATGCCAATGTATATCGAGGTTGGAAGAAGATTGCCTTTTCAGTTGTGCGATATGGCAATGTGATAGGCAGCAACGGATCTGTCGTCAAGGTATGGCAAAAGATGATAGACGAGGGTGCTACTGAACTGCCGATAACAGATGACCAATGCACACGATATTGGTATGACATCAATGAAGCGGTTGACTTCGTGCTGTCATGCATCGACACAATGAAAGGCGGCGAAACCTTTATTCCTGACGATATTCCCTCAATAAAGATAACAGACCTTGCCAAAGCATTTGACAAGCCATATAAAATAATAGGACTGCGCAAAGGTGAGAAACTGCATGAGCAATTGGATCAGGACAGGTCAAGCGACACAAATGAGCGGTTCCTGACAATTGAGGAAATAAAAAGGACATTATCATAAATGCGAATATACCATGCGAAAAAGATGCGTTTTACATGCATTATTAACAATGCTATACTTGACATAATGGGATAATGGCAACAGCAAGTTAGACAAGATATAGTCATACCGGATATGACTTAACCGGCAATTCGATTATTCGAATCCGGCATAACAGAACGGGAGCCGCCTTGACACGATCAGTCGGGCGGCTTTTCTATTGTCAACAATTAAGGAGTGCTTATCAATGCCTTATCGAGCATCAAGGCAATGCAACTATCCAGGCTGTAAGGTGCTATCACAATACACATACTGCCCTATACACCGCAAGGAAATAATAAAGCAAAGGGAAACAAGCAGGAGCAGTGCCAATGCCAGAGGTTATGGCAGGCAATGGCAACTCAACAGTAAGCTATTCTTAAAGGACAATCCGCTATGCGATATATGCTACAAGGCTAAACGATTGACACCTGCTACGCTTGTTCATCACATCAAGGATCACAAAGGCAACTATGATTTATTCTGGGATATAAGCAATTGGCAGCCGTTATGCAGGACATGCCACGATAAGATAACAAGACCAAAGACAATAGCAAATATGAAGGAAGCATGACCATGACCTGCAAATATAACAGCACAATAAACAGGTATTCTGACGATGCAATACATAAATATATGCGATGCTCACAATGTAGGCATAGCAATGGGCGTGGGGGGTCAAATTGTCTGCCGCTTTATTACGCATGAC